GTGGCGCGCAGGGTCTGCCCAAGCGCCGCCAGATGGGCCTCTTCGGACTCAGCCATGCTGCCCATTTTGTAGATGGCCGCACCGGCCCCAACGGCAAGGGCCGCAATGCCGACCGGACCGGTCAGGAGCCCGCCCACGATACGCATGGCATTGCCAAAGCCGCCCATGACCGTGACCATGTTCGGCACCTGGTAGAACGCAGCTTTCATGGCGCCACCACCGGCAAGCACCTGGTCGGCGAATTTATGCGCCTCACCGGCCAGGATACCGATCTGATAACTGGACAGCCGTGCGGCCGTCGCGCCCTCGGCCAAAGCGGCATTATGCTGCCTGCTGGCTCCTGTTGCGGCGTCGAATTTCTCTTTCTGCGCTCCGGCCGATCTGGCGATCCCCGCCAGAGATCCGGCATATTGCTCCTGCGTGATTTCACCGGCCGCGAGGGATTTCTGCAGCGCCTCGATATTGGCCGTGCGCTGGCGGATCTCGCTGCTCAGCTTGGCCTCTGCGCGCGTCGTCTCGTCGAACTGCCTGGCTACCGATGCACCGTTACGACCGAGCCTTGTAACCTTGCTGTCTGCCGCCTCTGCCGCATCGCCCAGCTTGATCAGGGACGCCGCATCGTCCTGCGCTTTTGCAAGATTGCTCTGAAAGGCAATGTAAAGCTCAGAATAGGTCGTCGCCATGGTCGTGATCTCGCTTATTCTCTTGGGCGAATTTCCAGCGCCGGATAAGTCATGAGGGTACCCGCCCGCGTCCTGCGCTCACCTGATGCGCCGCGCAGGAGATAGGGGGCCTGGGGGGCAATGCCGCCGCCCAGCCGGACGAAGAGCTTGCCGAAATTAAGGGTAGGAAACCGGCGCATCAGGCCCTGACGCACACGCTCGATCTGATTGCGCCGGATCCGCGGCTCGAGCGCGCCGGTTTCGATCTTCCGCGCGTAGGGAAGCGGGTTGACGATCAGGATCGTGGCACTAGCTGGCAGATCCTTGAGAGGCTGCTTCCAGAGCTTGTCATCGCAGAGGACCACCCATGAATCACGGAACTTTCCGCTCCGGGTGGGCGATGTCGACCGGCACAGGTCGAGCCCTGCTTGCACAGCCTCCCCGGTGAGATTGAAGCGATAGAGAATGGCCCCATCCAGACGCACACTGATTTCGGGCGCATCCGCCTTGCCATCCACATAGCGCCGCCAGCTGGGCGGCGCCTCACCGCGAGCGATCAGCTCATCTCGCGCAGCGATCGCCCTGCGCGCCATTTCGGCACGCAAGGCCTCGGGCGAGAGCGTGCGATCGACAAAAAGCCGCAGCGACCGGCTGAAGGTTTCGGCTCTGGCCATGGGTCATCCCTTGAGGAATTCAGCGATGCTGGCTGTGATCTGCTCATTTCTGTGCCGCAGGAACACGGCATCGAGCGCCCTGACCTGAGCGATCAGCCAGGACGTATCCTCTTGCGTGACGGCATTGGCCTGACACCAGAGCGCGAGCGCACTCCAGGTGATTCCTGTCGGGCGGGACACGCCCCGGATCTTGCCCATAGCGGCCCCGATCAGATCGAAAGACCAGACGCGGTCATGTTCCAGATCGTGCCAGCACCTCCAGGGGCGTTCCAGAGCAGCAGGAAGTACTGGCTTTTCCGCCAGCAGAACCTCCCTGATTTCCGGCGCTTCATCCGGCCGAGAAACGGGCTGAACTGAAGTTCCCAGGCCAATGCCTCCGTCAGTTTCCCACGGCTTCCTCATGCTCGCGGGCGCGATCGTCACCCACACGGGCTGCCGCCGAAATAGCGAGCGCGATCAACATCGGCTGATCACCAGCAGAGAGCATCGTTCGAAACTCATCCAACGTAACCTCCCTTCCGTCATCATGGAGCAGCCCCTGCACACCGATCACGCAGTGATCGGCAATGGCCTGCCCCTGCGCCAGATCGTCTTCGGTAGGAGGCAGGTTCTCGGGTCCATAACTCAGACCGCCGGGCTTTTGCCCACGGTTGAGCTTGCGGGCGGCCGCCATTTTCAGATCATGGAGCGCATCACGATATCTCGGGGTAAACCCGCGTGTGGTGATCTCGAACGTGTTGCCGAGCGGGCCGACCTCGATGGTTTCGCCCTCGCGCATACGGTCGGCATTGCGGGAGAAAGCAGAGAGTTTTGCCATGGGGAAAATTCCTTAGCGTTTGGATCAATAGGTTTGGAGACTAGGGCGCGCGCCTGCGCGCGAGTTTACGCGCCAGCGGCAGCTGAAGGCTTGAAACGCCGGATCGCGAATGTGCCACCGCCAGGCTGCGGATTACCCTCGATGTCAAAACTCGCGATCACAGACTGATTTTTACCGCCCGCATTGATCTGGGGATTTTGCAGCGAGGCGTTGAGGAACCGCAGATCGTAGCCCTGGCCGAGGCCATCGCGCACCGTTGCGGCGATCTCGCCCTGCTGGCCATTGATGAACCGGTCATACAGCTCGTAATTGCGGAACAGGATCTGGAGCCGCCCTGTGGCCAGGAGTTCACCAGGCCGGATGCCGCAGGCATCGGCATGGCCCATGCCGTAATCGGCATCTGCGCCGTTGCGCTGCAGCGTGACCTCGAATTGCCGCACGCATCCCTCAGGCGCGACACCGCCGATCGTCAGCCCTGCGAAGCCTTTGACCGTATCCAAAACTGTGCCGTCTGGTGCCGGGAGCAGGCTCGCAGCCGGGGAAGTGCCCTGACGATGTTCGCCCTTGAACATGAGGTCGAAAGAGGTCTGCGCGAAGCCGCCCTGATTGAAGCTGAGCTGCGCCTGGCGAATAAAACCGCCATTGCGCACAAGCCAGGCCTCACCGAGCCGTTCGATAAACGTCCAGCATTTGACCAAACCGCCGTTTCTCAGTCCGTCATCGGTCCAGTCAGCCCCCATGACGCCTGCCAGCAGATCGTCATAGGTGCCAAAGGAGAGCGCTCCGGAGAGGCTTCCCGACACGTTGACCTGTGTTGTGACCGCCTGGGCCGCTTCGGGAGTATCGTTGATTTCTTCGGGGCGGTTCCGCTGGAACTGCTGGCGAAAGCTCTCACCGGTAAAGCGCGCCGCTTGATATGCTCCGGTCGGGGGAACGCTGAATTGCTCTTCGAAGGCGAAGGCGATCCGCGCGTCATTCGTCTGGTACGCTGCCGCGTAATTCTTGGTGGCACCTGCAAAGGCCATGGATTCGATTCCCCATAAAAAAAGCCGCACAAGGCGGCGGGTTCAGCTCTCGAACTGCGTAACGAGGTGGCCGTCAGACAGTGACACCGTATCGGGCACACCAGCGACGCAGCAGCGCAGCGACTTCGCTCATCTCGCCATCCGAGAGGGGCACATTCCAGATGAGGGATACTGCGTGATGCACCTCGCCGCGCTGGGCCACGGTGTTATCCGCATTGGGCTGCGATCCGATTTCGAGGGCTGTCGACGAGACGGTGTCAAGACCGGGGCCGGTGCGGACCTGCGAGGCGTTCCAGGTCAATGCCTGCACAAGCCCCTCGACCTGCGCGCCCTGCCGCCGACAGCGCAGCGCATAAAGGCCCCACTTCGTCATGTCTCCTGTGCGCGGCGGCGTCGTATTCCAGGCGATCGGAGGTGAGCCGGGAATGCGAGCCCGTATTGCGCCCTCCGGCGCAGTAGCAGCAGTCAGGACCATCATGAAATCACCCATCCCGACTCCATAAGCCCCCATCACGGCGCCGTCGGTCACCAGCCCGGCACCTCCCTGGTTCTCGGGCGGGACCGGCATCCGGACAACGGCGAAAATCGTCATTTCGCGTGGCTCCAGAATATTTGTCTTGAGATAATTGCTTCCTCCCCTGGTCGCCATATAGGGGAGCGCATTCCCAAGCACCCCCGGGTGCAGTTCGGGGGCTCCTACGACCAGCGGCAGGCTGCCACCCACCGACATATTGCTGTTGACCGCATCCCCCGTAAAAAATGAGGCAAAGACCGGCTGATGTGCCGTTGGCGCGATCCATCCCCTCCCTGACGCGCTGGCGTCGGTATTGCCCAATATCAGTCTAGCCATCCGCTCGGCTCCTAAAGGTATTTGTTGAGAGATTGCCCCACGAGGGATGCCAGGAAACGCACGCCGGTTTCCGTGGGGTGTGTCGTGTCCCAGAACAGCAATTTGTCGCTGCGATTGGCGATCGGCCCTGTGCCCCACGGATCGATGAAGCAGTCTGCATCGATATCCCCGGTCAGGATTGCGGCATGCAGGCGATCATTCAGGGCGCGATTATACTGGCCGATCATGAGCAGCCTGCTGTAACCCGCCTTTCTCAATCTGGCGTGTATTGCCTTGTTCTCGGCGACGATCTGATCGATGCTGACGCCCGTATTGATGTCATTATTGCCGAGCCAGGTGATCGCATAAGCGGTGCGGGCCTGTCCGATATCGGCGCAGACATTTTCAATCGTGTAACGCAGAAAATCCTGCGCTTTCGAGCCTGGAACGGCCCAGTTCCTGACCGAGAGCGGGCGGCTGAGATACTCGGCGAGCATCTGCGGCCAGCACCAGCCATCAAGGTTCAGAAAGCCTTGTGTCGTGCTGGAGCCGATGCAGTCGAGGCGATCGCGCAGCTGCGGGGCCATGGCTTCCGTCGCTGCCGCATTGCCCATGACCTGCTCGATTTCGGCATCCCCTAGCGATCGACGCAGGATCGCGACACTCGCCAGCATCATGCCGCAGCTTTTGCCGCTCTGGGCAACTGTGCCCCCCAGGCCGCCCCCGGTCAGCGTCTTTGCCGCAAACCCTGCAGGCAGATCGATTGTGGATCTCTGGGGGCGTGGCGCAAGGATATCGAGCGTTGCACGACTATCGGGGTCCAGGCGCAGCACTGTTACGCCGTGAGACACGTCAGGCGTCAGGCTCGATTGCCCGATGACCGCGTGAGGATCTTTGCCAGCGAGCGAGAAACGCCCGCTCTCATTACCGGCGCCACCGACAAGGGCAATGCAACTGTCGTTAGTTTCGCCAAGTGAGAACGCCTGGTAGGGCCGAGATGTCGGGCTGTTGATGGTCGCAAACGAGCCGGTCGTGATAACCGTTACGGCCGAGGCCGCAAGCGCCAGGGTTGAGGGAAACCGCAGCACCTGCGGGGGGTAAGGGTCCGTCGACCATGATATGAGGCACTCACCATTGTGATATCGGGCGCAGAGATGCGGGTTGCGCTCGGGCAGGATTTCCCCGGTTTCAGCCTTGTAACCGAGCGACGTCGCATGATTGTCATGCCCGCTCTGATCATAGATCCGCACAACATTGATATTGCCTTTCGCTGCGGACATTGCCGCCGAAAGATCGTCTGCATTGAGATGACCGCGCTCGTCCTGATGCAGGGTGACTAGCCTCGTTCCCCCTGCGACATCGATAGCCACATCGAGCAGCGGCCCACGATAAGACGATTTGAGACGCCTCACGCCATAGAGCGCAGCCACGTCATCCGCGAAAAGGTCGCCGATGCGCGCAGGGATCGTGTCGATCCGTCTCCAGATGGCGCAATCCTTGTCGGGATAGGCCATACGCCAGCAAGTGCCACGAGCCTGCCAAAGATCGCCAGGTAAAAAGCCCTTGCTCGCGTCGTCAGTGTACTTCGGATCGCGCACACGTAGCGATCTGGCGTCATCGCTGGGGGTATCCGCCACAGAGGCCTGCGCCTCATACGGCCGCCAAATCACGAAACCAAAATCATCGGTCACGGCGAAAGAGGGCTGGCGATCATCGAGCAGCTTGAGCGCACCTGCGCGCACGGCACCGTCCATGATCCCGATAGCAGGCGTATTGCTCGGGTCGGAGCGATAGGAACCATCCCCGCCCAGGTGGCAGAGCAGGAAGCCATTGGCATCCAGCACGGTCAGCCCTGTCGGAGCGCCGTCATCGATAAGCTGTACCGCCCCGGCCTTGATGCCCTCAGGAAGCAGGCCAAAAGCTGCAGCAGGGCCATTTGCACTTCTGTATGAGCCATCTGCACCGATCGAGGCCAACAGGAAACCGCATTCATCCGTGATGTTGAGGACGGCATCACCTGCCATATCGAGCAGTTTGATCGCCCCGGCCGCAACACCGCCTTCGGTAAGCCCGAAGCGGGGGGCCTCAGCGACGCTGCTTGTAAATGATCCATCGGTGCCGATAACGGCAATGACATGGCCGACATCGTCGGTGAGTTCCAGCGCCGCACGCGCACTGCCATCCTGGATTGTCAGGGAGCCCGCGCTCACAGCCCCGAGGGAGCGAATAGTCTGCGCGACAGCTGCCCACGCGGCGCGGGCGTAGTAAATCCATGCGCCGTTTCGATACCAGGCGGCGTCCCCTTCATGCCATTCTTTCTGGCCATTGATATCGGTCGAACCCGCTTTCGAGACGACCCAGAGATCGCCCTCATGCGGATCGGACGCAAGCAGATCCGGCGTATTGGTTGCCGCGTCCCAATAGCCCCGGAAAACGAGTGGCGCCGAGCCTGCAAGCCCAGCCGTGATCATGACCTTGGCCGCAGCGACTTCCGAAGCAACCCCGCCGACTGCCAGTTGAGCCGACAGTGCTGCGCTCTCTGTTCGGGCAGCGGCCTTGCCAGCGACCTGCGCCTCGTAATCGGCGGCATCGATATGGAGCAATGTCGGATCCCCACCGATCCTGCGCGAAAGCGCGATCGCATCTCCCTGACGTGTCTGTCCGACGCGGGGCGATGCGCTGATTTCCTGTGTCATGACACCTCAAGGAGATATTGTTTGGTTGTTGTTGAGTATTGGTTCTTGGTTGACCGCTATGAGTTGGTAACCATCAGGCTGGATCATCGAAACCGAAATCGATCCGCCTGATACGCTGCCCGGTTGTGCCTCGATATCGAATGCCGCCATGAGAACTGTGCCCCGCCCACTCGCATTGACGTGGGGATTGGAGATCACCGCCTTGGGAAACGCGATGGCGTAGCCGTAACCGTCCCGGTCTATGACCGAGAGCGAGAGGGGGCCGACCGCAGACGACAGAAGCGCTTCATAAGCGTCATGCCCGCGCAGCATGACCTCGATGCTTGCTGAGGCCGAAAACAGGCCCAAACGAACGTCATGGGCAAAAGGTGATCCTGCGCCAAAATCGAGAGTCGCCCCACTCCTGCCGAGGGTGAGCGAGATACTGCGCACCACACCGGGACTGATCAGTCCATGCAGCGTGAGATCGAGACGCGCCTCACTCGAACACAGCGCCGCCCGTGAGGGCGGCGGATCATCTGGTGCCGCAGCGTCTTCGGAGATGACGCTCTCCCGGGCATAGATCACCTCGCAACTGACTTCCACGAACCCACCCTGTGAAACGGTCAGGGTAAGACTGCGGATGACCATTCCCTTGCGATAGAGCCATCCTTCACCAAGACGCTGCCGCAACGCCCAGCTGTGACGCGTCGTGCCATTGGTGATCGAACCCTTTCGCCAGGAACTGCCTAGTGCGCCTGCAAGTAGCAAATCCAGGCTGCCAAACGAAAGCAGGCCCTTGAGCGTGCCGCTTCCGTTAATCTGACTCGTGACACCGGGCGCACGTACCGCCTGGGGATTGCGCTCATCCGGATAAGCGCGCTCCTGAGAGAGTGCGAGACTGACCCCAGAAAGGCGCAATCGCTGAAAAACTGATGACGGCAATTCGCCATAAGCTGGCTCAGGAGCGATCGCGAAAGACGAGCGATCGCACAAAAGACCGGCAGCCCATCCGGCAGTCTGACGCGTCTCGCTCATAATGGCCGTTCTATCCTGTCCTGATAGCGGTAGCGGATCATGAGGCTCATGCTGATCCAGTTCCCGGTCGTGTCGGAATCGGGCGGATACAGACTTTGCCCGTCGTAATAGAGGCCCTCGGGCCAGGGCGCCGCCTCGACCAAGGGCGCCCGAAACGCGGTGCTCATGGCCTTGCAATAGGTCAGGGCATCAGGGGTCGAGATCCGGCCCACACGCATGGTCAGATACAGCGCGATCTCGCCTTCCTCTTCCATGGCGGTTTCGCCCAGGCCGAGCCGGTCGGATCGGCTGGCCTGGGCTTCCATGCGCCAATGAAGCGGCGGACGATCTTCCTGTGTCTGCTTCAGCACGTCGACCAGCGGAATCTCCTGTTCTTCCGCGACGAGCTGGGCGCGGGCAAAGGCGTCATTCCAGACGGTTTCAGACAGCATTAGGAGCCTCCCGAAGCGATCAGCGACCAGCCACAGAGTGTGCCCCGGTCGTAAACCGGGCTGGCATCGGTCAGGGTGTAGGTTCTCGGCCCATCACGCAGCTGGTCGCCCTTGCGGGGCGTATAGCCGGAGCGGTTTGTCTCATCGGCGGTGATCTGGGCCAGGAGCGGGGCCTTGCCCACACCCTCGGCCAGCTGGGCGACCTGGGGTGGCGGGGCGTAACTCTGGACCGTCAGGCTTGCGCTCAGATCGGCCCGACTCAGCACCATGACCCGCCCGGCGCGCTGGATCTGCCTCCTGCGTCGGCTGGCGCCCACGCTCATGACAGGCCTGCCTGAGCGTAGCGGGCGAGGATGGCGGCGGCGTCGGGCGGCAGACCGCCCAGGCTTGCATCGGGCGTGGCCCAGCTGCTCGTGCCCACACCCTGCTCGCTTTCCGAACGCAGGAGCGGATCGCCGCGCTGCGTCGTGTAGAACAGCGCACGGGCCGTTGAGAGCGTGGCGGCGCGGATATCGGCGGGCACGGTCGCGGCCAGAGCATTGCCCTGTACGTCTTTCATACCCGGCACGATCCAGCCACCTCGATAGGTCACGCGGTAGCACCCCGGCCACCACCAGGCTCCCTGCAGGAGCGACGGGCAGAGCAGGCCGGACAATGCGCCGGATTCCCAGCCATCCGGCCCGGGATCGAGGGCGAAACCGTCCTGCGTCACGTCGCCGATCGAGATCAGCGGCGTGACGGCCAGGGCGAGAGACAGGCGGCGCTCGCCATCCCCGACGCGCAGGGTCTGGCGATACAGACCCGCCAGGACCGGGCGACCCAGCGTGGCCTGAACGAGCGCCGTGGCCTGGGCCAGATACTCGCTCAGCGCCGGGTCGCTGATCTGAGCGGCAGGCTCGCCCGACAGCTGCTCGCGCAATGCGGCGAGCGAAGCCAGAGCGAGCCCCTGGGCGGGACTTTCGAGGATGGTGAGCGTCATAACGGCCCCCCCGATCAGCTGCCAGTGGCAGCGGCAGCGAACGTGCCCTTGATCAGCGCCTGCGGGCGATAGACGGCGAGCGCCAGGCGTTCCTCGGCCAGGATCGTGACCATGTTCTTGACGAAGTTGTCGCGGTCCTCGGTCGAGATCGTGACCGTGGCATCCTCACGGTCGAAAATCTGCGCCGCATAGGCAAAGGCGCCGGTCAGGAAGTTGCCCGCCTTCATGCTCAGGCTTTCAGCCACCGGCAGGCCCCAAAGCACCGGCCCTGCAAGCCCGGTCGGGTTGGCGAAGATATAACGGCCCTGCGTATCCTTGGTCATCTCGATCGATGTCCAGTCGGTCGGGTTCAGCACATGCCCGGTTGCGGGCAGTTCGGCCATGGTCGCCTGCAGCTGGGCCAGACGCAGCCGGTCGATCATGGTCTCGGTCTTGACGTTTACGCCTGCGGGCTGGGCGTAAGCCGCGGCCTGATTCATCAGCCCGTTGAGGTTCTGACCCGTGCCGTCACCATTGAGCAGTTGATCCTCTTCCTTGAAGGCCAGACCGTAACACAGGCGACCATCCACATAACTCGCCAGCATCGGGGCATCGGCCAGGATCTGCTTTGAGGCCATGACGAAATGCGCAATGGTTTTGACGCCGAGCGTCACCAGATCGAATTTGAGTTCGGATTGCGGCTTGTTGGCGCTCGGATTTTCGGCCACCGGGGCGGCGCTGTTGGTGAACAGCGTTTCGCGCACGTAGTCGATTGCGCCCGATTGCGTGGTGCCGGGAATGAGCAGCCCGCGAATGGTCATGCGACGATCGGGCGTAACCTGAATGATGTTCGGCTGGCGGTCGGCCACGACAAGCCCGGTCGTGCCGGAGTTGCCTGTTGTGCTGCCCGAAGTAATGGCCCGCATTTCGACCGTGACACGGCCCTTGAAACGATCACCAGCGCCGATTGCGGCCTTGACCTCATCGCTCTCGACGAAACGCTGGCCGAGCGAGCGTGTCTCGCGCGAGCCTTCCTGGCCCCCACGGGCGGCCTTCTGCTCGATATCGGCCAGTCGGGCTGAAAGCCCATTCATTTCGGCCAAGGCCTTGTCTGCGCTGGCCTTGGTTTCTTCCGTGACCTTGCCGAGGTTGCGTAGTTCCGTGGTCGAGGTTTCGGCGAAACGCTTGACCTCATCGGTCGCGCTCTTGAGGTCGCGAATGGCCTGTTCGTAATCGGACATGGGGTTTTCCTCATGAAAAAGGGCGCTCGAGGCGCCCTGTTTTGTGTTCTGGATGGATGGAAAGCTTCGTTGGGGGCGGGATCAGCCCGATCGACTGGCCCCACGCGGGTCGGGCAGGCTGAAGCCCGAGCGGAGGGCCTCGACCAGTTCCCGATCGGCAGCACGCAGCTCCGCCACATGAACTGGCGTCAATGGCCCCACCGGATAGAAACGCCTGCGCATTTCGGTCACGCGGGCGAGCGCATTTGACGGGTCATCCACGAGGCTGACTTCGTGCAGATCCACCGCCTTGATGTGGCGGCGCGGTCCGCCCGGCTCGGTGCCCTGGGCTGCCCCGTTCTTGCGCACGGAAAAGCCGATGGAGAGGCCGCCGAGCGCGCCGTCCTTGACCAGACCGTAAAGCCTTCGCCCGTAATCGGTATCCATGCCAGACAGACGCCCGCGCAGATGCAGGCCGTGCGCGTCTTCGCTGGCATCGTCCCACACGCCCACGGGCAGGCCGTCACCGCCGAAAAACCCGTGCATGACGTGCATGGGGATGCCGCGGCCTTGCGCCTTGCGCTCGGCCAGCGTCTCGGCAAAGGCACCGGGCAGGACGATATCGCCGTGCGCGTCCTGATGGCCGAACACGCTGCCATAGCCCTCGAAGCTGCCTTCTTTCGCGTCGGGGGCAAACTTCCACTCGAAAGCAGCGGCCAGATATTCACTCATTGTCATCTCCCGTGATGCCGGATCTGCCGGGCGTTGGACTCCTGGCGGGTGGGTCTTGCCCGCTTGTGGCGGTCAGTGTGCGAGGCTTGCCGATATCGGCAAGCGGGATCATCTGGGCCTGCACCATGAGCACATCGCCGCCCGGCATGGGGGCAAGGTTGTCATTGGCGCGGGCCTCGTTGACGGTCATCCAGCCCGAGCGCAGCGCGGTTTGCATGTAGCCCGCGCGCGCCGTGCTATCGCCGCGCAACAGCGCATCCACATTGAACCTGGCGAAATAGCGGTCACGCTCGGCGGGCGAGAGCAGGCAGCGCGCAACGGCTTGCTCGATGCGTTGCAGCCAGGGCATGAGGCCGTATTGCAGGAACCAGAGATTCATTTGTTCCAGCCCGGTGCCCCAGGCCGTGGATTTGTCCATGGCCCCGATCATGACCGGCTGCACCCCGAACCACCGGCAAAGCGTCGCAACGCCCAGCTGGCGGGTTTGCAGAAGTTGCAAATCCTCGGCCCTGAGCCCGATGCTCTCGACCTTCCACCCGCCCTCGAGCAGGGGCGTCTTGCCCGCATTCATCGCGCCCGAGTAATCGGCCAGAATGGTCTTGGCCTGCTCCTTTTGCGGCAGGGTGAGATAGGTCGGGGCTGAGATATAGGTTTGCGAGAGCAGCCCGTTTCTGAACATGCGCCCCGCCGTTTCCTCTGCAGCGAGTGCGGCGCCGATGGATTGCCGCCCGGCCGTGATGGGCGAGATGCCCATGAGGCCGTCGAAACAGAAACCCTTGATGTGGAAGATCTGGCCCTCATCGAGGATGAGCGTTTTGCCCTGATAGCTGTAGCGGTAGACCAAGGCGCCGGTCGCCCTGTCACGCTGCACCGTCATGCGATCGGGGCGCAGCGGGTTGAGCGCCACGATCTGGCCGTCACTGCGCCGCATGACCTGAGCGAACCCATTGCCCCAGGCGAGGCAGCACGCGGCCATGCACGACCAGAACTCGATCGGCGTCATATCGGCATTGGGCGCGCGGGCCAGCACGCGATAAAGCGGATGATCGCGGGCCAGAGACGATTGCCCGTCGCCCTGCTGCTCGTGCAGCTTGAGCGGCATCGAGCCGATGGTTTCGGACAGGAGCCGGATACACGCCCAGACCGTGTCGAGTTGGAGCGCGGTATCGACCGAGACGCTCTGCCCCGCAATGCTGGCTCCGCCTGCCATGAAAGCGCCGAGGCGCAGATCGGTCAGCGATACGCCCGTGACGGAGTGAAAAGCCGCGCTTGCGGCCTTGTAGGCCATGCCGCGCAGTCTTGTGGCGATGCTCATACGGCAATGATCCCGGTTGAAAGAAAATCATCCATCCGGCCGCCACCGGGCGGCTCGGGGTTGCGGCTCATCAGCGTGACGGCATTGAGCAGCGCCATCAGCGGGTCGATCTTGAGATAGCCCGCCGCCTGTTTGGTGATGATGATGGCATTGCCTCTCGGCTCCACTTTTGCGTTCGAGACGGCCCAAGCCATGATGGGCCGCGCACCGTGGCAGAGCGTGCCATCCGCCAGCTTGGGCTCGGCGGTCTTGATGGCACCCGAAAGCGTCCAGCCCTGCGAGATACCCACCACGCGCTCATGCGCGATGCCGATTGCGGCCAGCGCATCGACAATGGCGCCGACGCCCATCGGGTCGAGCCCCACGATCGCGAGCTTGTTGCTCTGGTCGATCGTGCCGAGTACCGCCACCAGCTGGTCGATATCGGTGCCGGGCTCGGCCGTGATGACCAGATCGCCCTGCGTCTCGAAGTCGCGCAGCTGGCTGGCCTCACGCTTGCGAAGCGCCAGCACACCCTCGAACACCCAGCTTTTCTGCCAGTGCAGCCACTGGCCGGTTATACGATCACGCCCGAGGATGGCGAGCGACAGCAGATCGTCGAGCCCGCCGCCGTCGATGCCTGCCACGATCACCTCGCAGCGTTCGATAAGGGCCTCGAGGGTCAGCGTGTCGTCGCCTGCGCCCTGCCAGTAATCGGCACCCACCCAGCGATCGGAGCGCAGGGCCAAACCAATCTCGACGTTGAGATGCTGCGAGGCCCAGCTGGCCAGCTCGCCCACGCCTTTCTCGCGTGCATCCTCATACTCGCGCTTGAGGCGGTCCAGCGTGATCGACCGCCCCAGATTGGGCAGGACCATCGGCCAGTAGGCGGGATCTTCCCAGGGCGCGGCCTCGCCAGGCAGTTTGGAGGGCTGCTGGATATCGGGCGGCAATTCGTACAGGACCGGCAGAACCGGCTGGAAGCGTTTGCCGTCGCGGATCTCGCGTGCGCGGATGAGATCCTGCGCGAACACGCCCCGAGGCGGCCCGTCGCTCTGGGTCGTGATGATGGCGAGGAACGCCTCGGGCTGCGAGATCATGCCGCCACGTATCTGGCGCATGACGCTGCCCGCATCGTTGCGCATGGCGATCACATGCTGCTCATCCACCAGCACGCCTGCGGGCTTCACGCCAGTCATGACGTCCGGGCTGAACGCCTTGACCTGCAGCGTTGCCCCGGTCGCATGAAATCTTAGGCGTTTGAGATGCTGCTGCACCTGAAAGCACCGCATCAGCGTGCGGTCGTTCTGCACCATGCCGAGCGCCTGGCTGAAGGCGAGATCGGCGATTTCCTTGGTCGGCGCGACGATCAGGAATTCGGCGTTCGGGCGTTCATTGACGATTACGGCCGTCAGCATCAGCCCGGCGCCGTTTGTAGTCTTGCTGTTCTTTTTCGGCACCAGGAGGAACAGTTCCTGGATGGCGCGCATACCCGTGTCAGGGTCGAGCGCGCCGAACAGGGCCGAGACGATCTCGCGGAACCAGTCGCCGCAGGCTTCGGCCATGGCGGGCGTGCCCGGCACGTCAGGAATGCGCAGCCGGTCGAAGCAGCGCACGGCCCGCGCCGCGAGAACGGGATTGACTGGCTCCAGATCCGGCAGGAGGGACCGGGCAGCACGCAAACGCGCCTCCCAGTCCTTCCGGCTCAGATCCAGCATGTCAGTTCCTTCTGTTCATCGGGGGCAAATCGTCGCCCCAGCCGCTATCGAGGCCGGGTAGGGCAGGTTGATCGTCGCGTGGAGCTGCGAGCCGGGCATGGGCATAAGGGAGCGCGGCCTTGGCGGCATCGGCGCGGATGGCGGCAGCCAGACCGCGATTGCGGTAGATATGCGTGAGGAAAGTGAGCGGTGAGCAGGCCTCGAGTTGCTGCGGGCTCATACCGCTCAGGGCATCGAGGCCGGGTGCAAGCGCCGAAGGATCGACCACGAGCGGGCCGTTCCAGTCCACCTGCTTCTTGTTCCGGCTGCCCTTTTTGCGTCCGGCGCCAGGACGCGCGCCACCGTGAGCCATTTATGCTCCCTTTCCTTGATAACTTGATTTCCTTGATAGACCGGAAAATCTGCCGCTGAGCCTTGCGCGGTTGCGGGGGTAAGCTCCGGTCAGACTTTCGACCCGCCCCCTCGGGGTCAGCGGGGCGGGGTTTCGCGGGTGCCAAGGCAAGAGCCTGGTCTTCGAGCCAAACGCTTTATTCGAAATCCACTTCATCGTTTGCAATCGATTTCGCGTCTCTTCCGTTCTGTTGGCAATGCACCGTAACCAATTGGCACTATGATTAGCTTTGCTCTTTTTCAGCCGATCCAACACTGAACGGAACGAACGAACACATGGTCTCTCGTCTCATTTCTGAACGTCATCCCTGGGTAAAGTATCTCGCACTCATCAGCATGGGCGTTGCGATCTATGCCGGGGCAATCTGGATCTCTTTCTCACTTATTGTCGCTTTGGCATGGGGAGCGGTCATCGCCATTGCTGTACGACCGATACAGCGCAAACTCGGTCAGTTTCTCGGTGCGAAGATGGCGGCCATCAGCCTTATTGGGCTGACATGTGTGGCCTTCACGATCATGGCGGGCATAGCGGGTTATGGCGCGGTGACCGAAATCGGATCGCTTTCAGAAAAAGCCCACCATCTCATCGCTCCTCACCGAACATCGGCCGCGGCGAACGGTCCTGACGCAGTCACGCAAGATCATGCCGCACCGCCGCAGAACGACGAGAGTGCGGGAAAGCCGGAGCCGACAGATCATAATGGGGAAGAAGCAAGATCAAGCTCAGGTGACAGTGCAACGCCAGCCCTGCCACCTGCCGTCTCCGCTCGGATCGACAAGGTCAAAAGCGTTCTTCCAGCGAGCATTGCGAACAAGATCGATCCGCAGCAGATCATGAAGATGGCCAAGGCCCAAGCCAAGTCGGTCTCCAAGATCGCGGGGCTCGCGGCTTTCAAAATCCTCAAAAGCATCCCGCATCTCCTGGAAGCCTTTTTCATTGCGATGCTCACCGCAGCATGCTGCCTCCTTTCCTATGGGCGGGTCACCTCGTCTCTTCGCAGGGTCAGTATTGAGCTCACCCAGCGTGACGATATTCTTCTGCACATCGTTCGGAGCATACGTGGTGCCGTCAACGGACTGGTTCTTGTCGGTATCGGTGAAGCGCTCGTCTGCTCGCCTTTGATCTTCATCGCCGATGCCAGCCATGCCGTCATTCTGACGATCCTTCTGGCCATTGCCGCCTCGATCCCCTTTTGCGGCTATCCGGCGGCAATTCTCGTCGGCGGCATCGTAGCGGCTTCAGGGTCGATGAACATGGGCATCGCCGTTGCTGGCTGGGGGCTCTTCGTTCTATTCTGCGGTGAGCATTTCGCCCGTCCGAAGTTCATCTCCGACGAGACCCGCTTGCCATTCCTGCACACGATGATTGCCATCCTGGGGGGCCTGCACATGCTTGGCCTTGTAGGCCTCTTCATCGGGCCGGCCATTGTGGCTGCAGCTCACATGCTGTGGTGCGAACTCGATGGTTCTCGCCGCGGCCAGGAGAGCTCAAAACAAACTGCCTGACTCGCTTCCTAAACGGTTTCACGCCAACGGATCGCCCGAACGCGGGCGGTCTTGGTGCTGTGGCAGGAGCCGCAGAGCAGCCGGACATTACCCGGATCGAGCAGGACACCGCCGTCTTTCAGTTCATGGATATGATCGCCGAAGATACGACAGCCGGTGCGGCCGCAAGCCTCGCAGCGACGGCCGCGCTGGGCGAGAAGGCGTGACATCAAGCTGCGCCATTCGGATGAGAGATAGAGGGAGTTTGTCTGCTTCGGCAGCGCCTTTGCAATGCCGATTTTGACGCTACGCACCGCTGGCAGGACGCATTGCAATCTGCGGACTGCCATGGACCGTCACTCCAGAAATCAGGCACAAAAAAAGACGCCTGCCCGAATGGGTAAGCGTCTCGCGAGTATGGTTCTCACATATCTGCAAATTGGAAAGATTGGAAAGAGGAAAATGCATTTGGCTGGATTTTTTTTGCAATGACTGCACAGGCACGTTGATGCCACGCCTTTGCAGTGACGTGCGAAGTGCCAAGTTTATCGCCGATCTTCCGCCATTCCCACTTATGGCGACCCGAAATCCGATGCACGATTAGGCGCATGTTGACCACGGTACGCAGCTTGCGGTCTTCGATCATAGGCACCCAGGTCAGAACGATATCGAGCCGTTCAACCTGGTCGGCGGTAGGCCGAGGCAGGAAGTCGTCGCTTTCACGATTCCAGCCAAGATCTTCCAGATCACGCACATAGTCGGGCCATGTGCTACCAGTCCCGGCGGGACGCAACCCGGTGGCTGGAAGAGCCGCAAGCGTCAAGGCAGCCTCATCCAGCCATTCGCCCACCTGTTCGGGCAGGCTGCGGTCAGGATCAAAACGCAGCGGCATCTTGCTCATGAGGAAAGGCACCCACCGAAGGAAAAGTCGATCCCGAAGACTAAAAGAGGAATCCAAATTACTTTCATCCGTTCAGACGGCGGCACGATTTTTCGATATGGTCCTTCAGGAATATTATCCTCGGTGCATCTATGAAGCAGGTCACGAACGCGTTGGCGAACATCCTTTACGTCGGGCGCTAAGGTTGAGATCCACTCGCGCTCAGGGTTGAGCCACACTCCTTTCTCCTCGGCCACAAACCATATGCCGACTTCTGCGAGAATTTGTTTCGCCTGTTCCTCAGTTGGACAAACGGAATACTGTTGCCCCGAAGCAGCTATCAAAAGCTCCCGAAGTGTATAGCCGTCATCGTTAATCGCTTTAAATCTATGCGATGACATAGAATTCGCAACGAAAAGAAGCTTGCCAATATTCACGCTGCCTCTCTCTTTTCTCCAAGGAAGTCAGAGCGCTGAGGCATTGAGCCGACCATGCCATTTTGGCGCCACTCATCGACAGCGCTGAGCCATTTGGAATTTACCGCTCGGTCCACTGGCGAGACGTCAGGCACCGCCTCGCGCAAATCGTCTCTCACACCACCGTTGAAGTATTTGAGCGTTCCGATCGGCTTAGCCCGCTCTTTGGCGTCATACTGAGCCTTAACCCGCTGGATTGCACCCAAAATAACGGTCTCGATCTGAGCTTCGGGCAGCCTCTGCCTCATGCCCTCAGCAACCCAGTCTCGGACGATACCCCAACCGTTCATGTTCCTGACTTCGTCAAAGCCAGCCTCCCGGAAGGCTTTTGGCCCAATACGCTGAAACGCCTGATCGACGTCTTTCGGCTCAAGCTTAGCTTTATCTTCGAAGCTAATATTACTAGCTAAGCTAGCTACGCGCGAGGAGGTTTCAGTTTGGGTTTTTGAAAAGTGCTCTTCTGCCATGGTTTTACCTCCTGCAATCGGCATCATGGCCGTTCGTTGGCGAGGGTCGCGCTGGGGCGTTGGATTGGTGTTTTTCGGCGGTCTTCCGCCCTTTTTGCCGTTTGCGCGGTTCGCGAGCGTTCGCGCATCAGGCATGAGCTCAGCGGGCCATCCGACCGTCCCGCTGGCTGCGTCCCAATAGATCAATTCGCTTTTCGATTGGGTTATGAGTTGGGTTATGAATTCCGCTTCCGACATATCGAACCGAATGCGCGCGATATCCGAAAGCGATGGCATGCGCCCCCGGCCGAACGCGAGGCGACCATCATGACCATGCTCCAGAACAAGCCGCATGAGCGCATGCCAGATGCCGACAGCAAAGAACCCGAGGGCGCGCAGGCGCAGGTCCTGATCTGCCATGTCGGAGATTTTTTCGAGAGGCTTTTTGCGTGCCATATC